TGACATTGCAAACTGTCGTTCAGTAGCAGGAATTGTTTCAACAGATCCAGCTTACTTGATGAACAGTGACGCAGATGGTGTTGCACTAGCAATTGCTGGACGTGTTCCAACTAAGGTAACAGGCGTAGTTAACGCAGGTGACTTAATTGTATCAGCTGGTAATGGACGTGGAATGGCTAACAACGATGCAGCAATTGGTACAGTAATTGGTAAAGCAATCGAAGCTAACGAAGGCGGAGATGGCGTTATTGAAGTACTAGCACTAATGATGTAATCATTAAAAACAATTTAAGAATAGCACCTTCGGGTGCTATTTTTTTTGGCCGCAGTTCCGCATAAATACTGCAAAGATAAGGATACACAATGGGATTAACTAGGCCTCGTGCTCATCAACTCCAAGATATTGATTATAAACAAACCTCTAGAGCAATTACCACAACTAATATAACATTAAGTGGCGGAGCTCCTGCAACTGTGGATGGAGTTAGTCTTGCATTAAATGATAGAGTATTAGTAACAGGCCAAAGCACCGGTAGTGAAAATGGAATATATTCTGTAACCACAGTGGGTGCTGGCTCAAACGGAACTTGGGCTAGAAGTTCTGATGCTGATGGAGCAGGAGAACTTAATGCTGGTTCTATCACAATGGTCACCGAAGGCACAACCTATGCTGATACACAGTGGAAACTAACAACTGACGATCCTATCACAATTGGATCAACTGCATTAACTTTTGTAAGAAACGGCGCCGCAGCATATGGTGTGTTTGCAGTAGAGGGACAAAGTAGTATTGTTGCAGATGCAGTTGGTGACACACTTACAATAGTTGCAGGAACAAACATTGCACTCACAACCAATGATGGTACTGATACACTTACTATTACACCAAGTTTGACTCCGGCATTTACAAGTTTAACTGCTGCAGGTTTGGCTTATCCAACTGCTGATGGCACAAGCGGACAGGCAATTATTACTGATGCCAGTGGCAATCTAAGTTTTGGAGATGTAAGTGGCGGAGGAACAGGCAGAGTAACATTTAATTATGCTATAACCGGCACACCCACAACAGTAACTGGAGCAGATTCAAACGGAGATACACTGGCATATACTGCAGGGCAGTTGGATGTATTTGTAAACGGTGTTAGAATGGCACCTGCAGATATAACTGCAACAAACGGAACAAGCGTTGTATTTGGCAGTGCATTGGCCAATAGTGACGTTGTTGATATTGTAACCTATACGGCCTTTGATGTTGTAACAAATAACGCAGATGATTTATCAAGTGGCACAGTTCCTGATGCTAGATTTCCTGCGACACTCCCTGCAATCAGTGGAGTAAACTTAACTAACTTAGATGCCACAGACTTAACTGGTACAATAGCTAGTGCTAGAGTAGCAGGAGCTTACACTGGTATAACAAGTGTTGGCACTTTAACTGGTTTTACTTCTACTGGTATTGATGACAATGCAACAAGCACAGCTATCACTATAGATAGTTCAGAGAATGTGGGTATTGGGACTAGCTCCCCACTTAATACCTTACAAATTGGTTCTTCTTTTCCTATTACTATAAACGGAAATTATCCTGACATTCATTTTAATAGTTACTATTCTGCCCCTTCTTATCGTGCCGTAACTACAGGCTACTCAGCAAGACTTGGTTTTAACGCAGGTACAGGCTATTTATCTTTTAACTCTGGTTCTAGCAGCACAAGTGCTGGAGCAGATTATAGTCCAACAGAACGTATGAGAATAGACTCTTCAGGCAATGTGGGTATTGGGACTACTAGTCCTCAGAAACTTCTTGATATAACAGATAGTTCTTCTGGAGAGTCTATACCTCTAGTAATTTCAAACAAAGATACAACATCAGGGACAGGACAAAGAGTAACTTTAGGTTTTGGGTTATCCAGAGATGGTGGAGCATTTAAACCAGAAGCAGGAACTATTGAAGTAGGAAGGGAATCTGCTTGGAATACTGATGCTACTGTAGATTCCTACATGGCATTTTCTACATATTTAAATAATTCAGCTACAGAAAAAATGAGAATAGACTCATCAGGCAATGTAACTATTGGGGGTGCAGGGAGTCCAGAAACAGATAGCAAATTATATGTAGCTAATACTGGTGGAAATGCTTATCTACAAATTAAAGGTGCAGATAGCACAGGAACAGTTGGTATTAAATTTGGAAGAAACTCAAGTGCAGTTCAATCTGGAATGGCTTGGAGTGCTTCTGATGGTGCTTTAAAATTTTACACTAGTGCTTTTACAGAACGTATGAGAATAAACTCATCAGGTTATCTTTGTTTTAATATTACTACATCATCCACTGGTTCTGGTAATACAAATGTTGGTGTTAATATGGATATAGCCAATATCATTATGGCAAGTAGAGCATCTGGTGCATCTGGTATATTCAACAGAAATGATGATGGTGAACTTGTTAGAATACATAAAAGCGGAACTATACAAGGCTCAATATCTGTCTCTGGAACTACAGTTTCATACAACGCATTTAGTGGTTCTCACTGGAGTAGATTAACAGATAATTCTCAACCAACAATACTTAGAGGAACTGTTGTTGAAACCATTGATGAAATGATGGACTGGTATCAAGCAGAGTTTACAGTTGAAGCAACAACTAAAAAAGATACAGATAGTGAAAGCGAAACTTTTGGGCAACAAATAGAAGATTCTCCAGAATATGTGCAAAAAGTTTCTATTACTTTAGCTAATGGTGCTTCTGTAGGCGATACAGTAACAGTTACATATGATGATATAACCTATGATAATGCAGTCATTATAAAAGAAGAAGATGACAAACACGTTAAATGTAAAATATCAGACACAGCAGATAGTAAAAAAGTTTATGGTGTATTTGCTAATTGGGATGGTGATGATGATTCAGTAAATGATATGTATGTTACTGCTGTTGGAACTCATGTAGTTAGAGTAAATGGAAGTGTTACAGTTTCAGCAGGAGACTTACTTGCATCTAATGGTGATGGAACAGCTAAAGTACAAGATGATGACATCATAAGAAGCAAGACTATAGGTAAAGTATTAACAAACTTAAAACAAGAAACATATAGTGATGGGAGCTATACAGTTCCTTGTGCATTGTACTGTGGATAGGAGCATAAAATGGCAGTAGTATGGAAAATATCCTCAATGGATAGAGACTTAACACAAGGTGATAACGAAAACATAATCACACAAATACATTGGACAGCTTCTGACTCTGATGCAGATGGAAACACAGGTTCATCTTATGGCTCAGTGGGTGTCACACTTGTAGGAACTCCAACAGCTTATGCAGATGTGACAGAAGCAGATGCAATAGGTTGGGCTAAAGATGCTTTAGGAGATGAGCAAGTGACTTCAATAGAAGCATCAATAGCTTCACAGATAGATGCACAAGCTAATCCAGTAACAGCTACAGGAGTATCGTGGTAATGACTAGAGCAAAAGACATATCCAAGATTGTTAGTGATGCTAACTTTGGAGGAACACTAGACGTGACTGGTACAAGTACGCTTTCGGGATTAACTTATCCAACCTCTGATGGGAGTGCAAATCAATTTATAACAACAGACGGTAGTGGGGCACTTAGCTTTGCTACAGTTGATTTTACTGCACTAAATGCAAGTAATCTTACAAGTGGTACAGTTCCTGATGCAAGGATTACTGGTGCTTACACTGGTATAACAAATTTAACAGCTACTGGTGTTGGTACATTTGGATCATTAGATATATCAGGAGACATAGACGTTGATGGAGTTACTAACCTAGACGTAGTTGATATTGATGGTGCAGTAGATATGGCATCTACTCTAACTGTTGGAGGTGCATTTACATCTTTAGGTATAGACGATAATGCTGATGCGACTGCTATGACCATTGATAGTTCAGAATATGTTATGATTGGCACTACTGACAACAGCCCAGAAAATAATAGTGCTGGAACAACAGACGACAATGGTATTGCTTTATCACCTTACGGCTATGGCTCGTTTGCAAGATATGCTGCTAATTCAGGTACTGGCATTCCTTTGTTTGTAAACCGAACAAATGCAGATGGTTCTCTTGTTGAGTTCCGTAAAGACGGAGCAGTTGTAGGTACTATTGGTAACGCAGGTGCTAGACTATTTATTAACAGTGGAACTGTAGGTCTTAACTTTGCAGGTGATGGGTCAGACCAAATCCTACCATCTAATGCAGGTGCAAATAGAGATAATGCAATAACTTTAGGAACAACCAATGTAAGATTCAAAGACCTCTACCTATCAGGTGGTGCATTTTTAGGTGGTACTGGTACAGCAAATCAGCTTGACGATTATGAAGAAGGAACTTGGACACCAGCTTATTCTGGTGGTGGTTCTGCTCCGACAGTTGCTTATAGTCAACAAGTAGGCTCATATTTAAAAATTGGTAAATTTGTATTTCTTTCTTTTTCTTTAAATACAAGTTCAGTAAGTGGTGGTTCATCAAGTAGTGATCTCTCTGTAAGTGGAATACCTTTTGCGTGTGGTAGTCAAACTGGAGATAGAGGAGCTTTAAGTACTGTTAGAACTCAAAACTTTGTAACTAATGCTCGTTCACCCGTTGCTGGTTATATAAATGAAGGATCAAGTCTTATTTTGTTAAGTTCTTATGATGCTGGAGCATATTCTACTGCAACCCTTTGTGATACAGATGACTTAAGAACTACTGGGGACAGTAATCAACTAACAGCAACAGTAACATATATAAGTGCTTAAGGAGTAAAAAATGGCAATAACAAAAACAACAGAAGTACCAAAGATAGAGGTCGTAGGCACTTGGAATATCCAAGTTGCAACCGATACAGTCATCAAAGAAGATGGAACTGAAATAGGTAGGTCAAGACATCGTCATGTTCTGCAACCATTTAGATCATCAGTTGATGGGGATACTTGGACACACACAGCCACAGATATAAGTGGAGAAGCTACGGAAGTGCAAGCCATAGCAAATGCAGTTTGGACTGATGCAGTTAAAGAAGCGTATAAAACGTGGGCAGAAGCTCAAGGGGTGTAACACACTAATGTCTGAAAGATACAGAACTGATTACGACGGTGAGTTTGTTATCACAAGCAACACAATCAAGAATGGTCAAAAGCATCAAGAACGTGAGTGGATTGACAATCCAATTGAGAACCAACACATCTCAGGACGTGCTGTTGTAATAGGCAATGGTGCTAGTAGACGCAACACAAAACTTCACGGCGAATTCAATCTAAAAAACAACATAGAAAAACACGCAGGATGGCATTTAGGCCGCAAGCGTTTACAAAGTTATGGAACTGAAGGTTGCTGGAGAGAAATGCAATGTGACTTTTATATTGAGTATGATCCTGAAAAACTTGCTGAAATACGTGAACAAAAATACAGTGAAAAAGTAACTGTATACAGTAACGCAAGAAATTGTATTGCCAATCCTGGAGAATTTTATCTAGTTCCTTATGGTCAACGTGGAAATAGTGTAGCAGTTGCTGCCTGGTTGGCATGCTTTGATGGACACAAAGAAGTATACCTAGTTGGTGTAGACGGAACCAACAAAGATGAAAATATCAATCAAAAGAAAATCAATGAACTTAATGAGATTATAACAACCTATCCAAGTGTAAACTTTATCTATGTATCAGATGGTAAACTTGCTCCAGATGATTGGAGACAAAATAGAAACTTTGTACATTGGAAGTATGGTCAGTTTGTTTCACATTGTGATATTTGAAACTTTTTAATTGTATCAATTTTCTTTAGTATTTCTTCAAAATTAATAGTAGTCCATAACCCAGGATGCAACGGCTTTGGCCATACTCCAGATTTTATCCAACTATACCCATAATGTTCGTTGTTTAGCACAGGAACAAATTCCTCATCGACTAAACAAAAGAATGTATGATAACTAAAATGGTTATCAATGCTGGTAAATTTTTCAATCGGTACTAGTTTAATAACATCGGGCCATAATCCAATTTCTTCATGACATTCACGTTGTAATGCTTCATTGAGATTCTCACCAAAGTCTACTTTACCACCAGGTAAGCCCCAACATCCAGGATTCTTAGAGTCATTTCGTAGTAGGTATAGGTACCTGTCTGTTGCTACACTGTAAAACCAAACTCCAACTGCATTTATCAAAGCACTATACTCCATTCACCTTCAGGGTATAACCCTTCGTAACTCTTAAGCCATTCACCACCAGCCCATCGATATTGAACAAGAGTAGTTGTATTGGTTACATATTGCACAGTGCTATCAAGACTGCTGTTAAACACAACATTCCAACGTGTGCCATCATATTCCACAATGTCATTTGCATTGGCTACCAATGGTGTACCATTTTCGCCTCTCCATGCTTCTGCATTTCCTGGATCAGTTGTACTGCTACTACCAGTTGAATTTGTTATAAACAGGTATCTTTGTCCTGTTGCAGCAGCAGGAAGTCCATAACCACCTCCACCAACTGTCTCTGGACCTTTACGTTGCGGATCAACAATTGCATTAACTGCTGATAACGTATTTGCTGGAGTACTATCTGTGTCTACAGTAAACAATAAAAACCTATCATCACTTGGGTGATAGGCAACAGTGCCAGTAATAATGGTATCATCATATGGGTTGTCAAGTCTTATTTGACTAATTCCGTTTCGTAATTTACCATATAGGTCAATCACTGTATGCCACATTAGGTTACTTGACGGAGCAGTAGGAACTTCAACACCTTGATTATTTAAAACAACTGCACTGGGTTGTAATACTTGTAACTGATTACCCAGTAAAAGTGTTTGATAGTTGTAAGGTGTAAACTTTTGTCTAGTACCCATTAGTAAATCATTATCAAATATTGCTTCGTTTATATCTCCGTTGCCGTCATACACACTTGCTACAATTCTTTCAACCACACCAAGTTTTTTAACTTTAGCAGGAGGTGAAATCCAAATTGGCATTACAAATCTCAATGTGGCAATATCAATGGCATCATCTGTTCCCATTGGAATTGATCTTGAACTCCAAGTAACCTGTTCAAGATACATAACACTGAGACTGGTCCAGTCAATGAAGTTTTCTGTGCTTTGTATTTCTAAACTTGGATTAAACAATGTTAATATTTGCTCTAGCAATTGTAATTTTTGATTGGTATTTGATGTCCAGATATCCAAATTAACTTCTAAGTCAAAAGGCACAGGCATAAGTTTTTCAATAGTAAAAGCATTGCCTTGTGTAGTTTCGTATGATTCTGATTCAGTGTCCCATAAACGTTGTCTTACGTTTTGTTTTTCAATGTAGTATGGTTCTTGTATTCTATCACGTGCATAGTTTAAATTGGTAACATGAAATGTCATTAAAGGTGTACTAGGCAAACTGTTTGCACTGTTTTGTTGTATAATGGTTTGAGCTTGTCTAGTAGCATCACCATAACGCACAGGAACTCTATACAATGCTTTGGCAGTATTGTCTTCAGTTCTTCCGTATTCTACTTGAAAGTTAGAGAATACTCTAGTGAACTGCAACAAGAACCTGCGTATTTGTTCGTCGTAAAAAAATTGAGTTAATGCCATTAATTGTCAGCCTGCGGTTTAAGTAGTTTACTAAGTGCTTGACGTTGTGGAATGTTTCCTCGATCTTCTGTTGCAGTTTCATTTGTGTTGTTAACAAAACTACTGCGTTGTGTCTGCGATGTAACTACATTGCCTCCGGCAGTTGTTTTAGTTTTATCACCTGGTGTTAAATTAGTTCTCACATCGTCCTCGTACTTAACCCATCTTGAACCACTATAGCGAAAAAGTCTATTTGGGTAATAGTCTAATCTAAGTGCAAAATCTCCGCTTTGTGGATTGGTTGGAAAACTAATACCTGGAGTTACTGGTAATCCATTTGGAGCAAGTCCATCACCTGTTAAATATCCTAAGGTGTATCCGTTTGCTCTTGGCGATACTGGTTGCCCATCAACATCAATATTAGTAGTATCTACTGTAATGCCGTTGCTGTCTACTGTGTAACTGTTGGGATCTGCTGGTGATCCATCTTCATTGGTCGGCACAATATAAAATTTAACAGTGTCATATCCACTATAAGGAACTTCAAATTCAGCTTGTGTAAGAATAGCATCATTGATCTCTCTATCCTTAACAACAGTCCCAAATGTCTCCATTTCAGTTTTAGGTGCAAATTCTTGCCAGTGTGCAGTGCTGGTAATATCAACGCCAGGATCAACATCTGTTATTGCTTTGTAATAGGTATCTCCACTGAGAACAATACTGCCACTTGGATAGTAGTTTCCGTTATCCCAAATGTTTTCAACTTCAAAAGGCTTGTCAAGTATATCATTGTATTCTTGAGCACTTACCAGTGGTGTTGCTTTAACACGCCATAGATGTGGTAACCAAGTTTGTGAAAATCCTTCACTGGCAAATGCCGCATCTTGTATTACATAGTATTTAGGTATAGCTCTAGCGATACCGCTATCAAGAGGGTTAAAATCTTTAAGGTTTGGTAATTCAAGTACGTCTCCACTCATAAGTTTACGACCTATTGTGTCAATCATAAAGTTGTAGTGAAATGTAATAAACAATGTGTCATTGTTTAGGAACAATCCAAATTGACTTAGATCAAAATCAATATCCTGTGCATTGTACACTCCACGCATTTGATAAACATCATTGTCGTATTTTCTGTCTCTGTTTTCTAATAGAAATAAATCCTCAATAAACAGTGGCGACTCAGTGCTATAAGCAGGCTGTGTGGCATCTTGTGTGCCTCCGCTTACACTTGAGCTATCATCTCCGTGTACTTGTGGCCCAAGATACTTGTGAATAAACATATCC